GAGTCTGATGGCTCTTATAATATTCATATAAAGAAAAACAATGAAGTACTGCCTTGGAAAAAATTTAATTCTAATATGGCAGTGTCAGTTGAATATGATTTAGAATATTAATGAAAAGTTTATACGACTTTATAGTCAAACCTGTTGGCGAAAAATATAATAACACAGTTAGAATAGGTGACAAAGATTTAGTTGTAAATACTAAAATTGAAAACTGGAAATTTGTAAATAGAATAGCTGAAGTTATAGAAACACCATTAGCGTTTAATTCTAATATAGAAAAAGGAAACTTAGTGGTTATACATCAAAACGTATTTAGAACGTTTTATGACATGATAACAATCGATAAAGAACGAAGTCTTGTTGGTATATTAAAATACGGTAATAAGTCGTTAGAAGCGCTAGAAATAAACCCAGGAGACTTAGTAGGTTATACACCTAATGGCGAATGGGAGTTTTTGGTTGATAATAAGAGACTTTACTGTATGAAATCTAATGATATTGTAATTAAATATGAACACCAAGGAAACGAAGAAGAATATAATCCACGCTGGGCGCAAAGCAGTTGAAGAATTAATAAAAGTTGCAAAAGAACCAATAGTTGATTCTGATGACGATATATCAGCTGATAGATTAAAAAACGCTGCTGCTACAAAAAAGCTAGCTATATTCGATGCGTTTGAAATACTTGCTAGAATAGAAAACGAAGAGGACTTGTTAAACGATAAACCTAAAAAAGCAAAAGAAGAAAGAACTTTTAAAGGTTTTGCAGAAGGAAGATCTAAGTAATGTACAAGCAAACTCTATTTAAGGTTTTAAAAGACCACATTAAACCTAAAACTATTCAACGTATGAACCGTTATAAAAAATGGGAATACGGATACAACAAAGAACACGATATTGTTGTTATAAGTAAAAGTGGCCAAATTGGTGAAATATATGAAATACAAAATCTAAAAATAGCATTACCAAAAGAACACAATGTTCATAGATTTGAATCTGACACTTGGGAATATACTGAATATCCTAAAGTTTTGAAAAAGATTAAATCAGTGTTTGACTGGGAAGAATACCCTTTAGATTTTAAAGAAAAATGGTATGACTACATTGATAATGAATTTAATAAAAGAGAACAGGGCTTTTGGTTCTATAATAAGGGTGTGGCTACTTACATTACTGGTACTCACTTTATGTACTTGCAGTGGAGCAA